TCCCGTCGATTGGTCATCCCTCACCGGCAAGCCCGCAACCTTCGCGCCCTCCGCGCACAACCACACCATCGCGGAAGTCACCGGCCTCACCGATTCCCTCGCAGGCAAAGCCACCGCCGCGCAAGGTGCCAAAGCCGACACCGCGCTCCAGCCCGAGCCCGCCGACTATCGCGGCCTCTACGACAACGGGGCCGACTACTGGCCCGGCCAGGTGGTCAGCTACAACGGCGAGCTTTACATCCGCACCGGCGAGCCGAACCCCGGCTACCCACCAGGCTCGAGCTACTGGGCCGCGTTCGATCCCTCCGCCTCGCCAGCATTCAAATTGTGGGTTGAGCTTTCAAAAGCCGACACGATCCACACGCACGCCGCCAGCGAGATCACCGGCCTTTCCAGCTACATCATCGCCTCCGCCCCGGGCCTCTCGATCAACAGCACGATCCGTTACGGCAATGGCACCAGCGTCACCTTCCCCATCGACGGCCTCGCGGGCAACGACCCCGAGCATGTCCTCGTCGCCTTGAACGGCGTCACGCAGACACCCGTCACCGACTACACCGTCAGCGAAGCCAGCGGCACGATCACTTTCGACGCCCCGCCCGCCGCAGGCACACAGATCGCCTGCACCGCCCTCGGCCTCCGCAGCGTCCAGCCGCCGATCGACCCGACCCTCTACCTCTTCGCCTTCGACTCCAGCCTCGACGGCCTCACGACCTACAGCGGCCGCTTGCTCAATGCCGACCGCCCCGCCGCGCCAGCACTGCCCGAGACCGCCACCACCTGGACAATCCGCCGCACCACGCTCAACGCCGCCGGCCGCGTCCTTTCAACCGCCTCGGCCATCGGCTCGTGGGCTAACCGGGAAAGCCTCTCCTTCCAATGACGACAATCACCGAGAGCAACCTCAGCCAAAGCCTCGACCTCTCGTCCTTCGACCTGACCCTCCCCGGCATCATCGTCGAATATCCAACGCGCTCGGCCTTCCCGAGCGTCGGAAAAGCCGACCGCTTGTATCAAGCCCTGGACGAGGGAATGCCCTACCGCTGGAGCCCCACGGCGAACGCCTACGCCACGCTGATTTCCATCATCGATGGCGGCGGTTTTTGACACTCACCCACCCACGAACACCAACAACTAACCCACCAACACCATGCCACAAATCATCAAAGTAAAACGGGGCACAGGCTCCCCAGTGTCGCTCCAGCTCGCAGAGTTGGGCTTCGACAAACTCAACAAGAAACTTTTTATCGGAACCGAAGAAGGCGTTTTCGACCTCTCCGGCGAGAGCTACGCGAAGAAGACCTTCGTCAACGATGCCGTCGCAGCCGAAGCCTCGATCCGCAGCTCGGCCGACTCGACCCTGACCTCGAACCTCAACAGCGAGATCAGCCGCGCCACCGCAGCCGAAGGCGTCATCGCTGCGAACCTCGCAACCGAGATCAGCGACCGCGCCGCCGCGATCAGCTCAGAAGCCTCCGCTCGCTCCTCAGCCGACTCCGTTTTGGACGGCAAGATCACGACCGAGAAAAATCGCGTTGATGCAATCCTCTCAGCCGCAGGAGCAAATGCCGATTCTTTCGCGGAAATCGTCACCCTCATCAATAGCGTAGACTCCACAAACGACACAGCGTTCGCTGGTTATGTGACCTCGAACAACGCCGCTCTCGCTTCCGAGACCAGCGCCCGCCAATCGGCCGACACAGCCCTCGGTCTCCGCATCGATGGCGTGGAGACAGCCGCAACCGCGCTAACGACTCGTGTCTCCGCAGCCGAGCAGGACATCATCGACAACGCGACCGCGATCAGCACCGAGGCCAGCAACCGCGCATCGGCGATCACCAGCGAGGCATCCGCCCGCAGCGCAGCCGACACGACCCTCCAAGGCAACATCGACAGCGAGGCTTCGACCCGTGCGACAGCCGACACCAGCCTCTCGAACCGCATCACCGCACTCGAAGGTGCCAGCGCCGACAGCCGCCTGGACGCAGTCGAGGCCGATGTCGCCGACCACGAGACCCGCATCAGCGCGCTCGAGACGACCATCGACGGCGGAGTTTACTAGACCGACCCACTCCCCGGCGGGGCGGCCCATGCCGCCTCGCCAAGCGGGGGAGTTAAAAAATCCGCTGAATAAAAAAAGGCCAATGCCAAATCCACAAATCATCCCAAAAAAATCGACGGTGCCGGGACGAATCCCGACCGCAAACGATCTCGCCCTGGGCGCGATCTCGATCAATCACGCAGACCGCCGCATTTTCGCGCGCAACCCGGCAACAGGCGAAGTCTACAAGCTCGCCGGCGCAGGCGAAGCCCCGGACAGAGTCTTCGTTTTCGACAGCGCAGGAGACACTACTTACCTCGGCTACCTGCTGTATTCCGACGTCCCCGCCACCGGTTCCATCTACGACGCCACCGCGTGGGAAATCTCCCGCACCCAATTTTCCGCAGACGGCAACTCCTCGACCGAAGCCTCGGCAACAGGCTCGTGGAATTCTCGCAGCACCCTCCAATTTTCTTAAAACATGATCGCAACACCCATCCTCGCCGCAGGCACCTCCGTCAAAACCCTCGCAGCATTTTCCGCACGCGAGAACCAACCCCCCGCCACCGCCTTCGCCACCTTGGACACGCGAAACTCCATCGCCGTCCTCGATTTCGACGCCGCCAGCGACGAAGCCGCGATTTTCTCCGGTGTCATCCCCGACTACGCCAACCTCGCCAGCGGCCTCAAAATCCGCATTGCGTGGATGGCCACCTCTGCCACAAGCGGCAATGTCCGCTGGGGCGCACAAATCATGCGTTGCAACACCGACCTTGATGCCGACTCGTTCGACACCGCCAGCCTCGTCACCAGCGCCGCCAACGGCACCTCGGGCATCCCCACCATCGCCGAGATCACCGCCACCGCCATCGACTCCCTCGCCGTCGGCGACACCTTCCGCATCCGCATCTACCGTGACGCCGACGATGCGGCCAACGACACAATGACCGGAGACGCCGAACTCATCGCCGTGGAAGTCCAGCAAGTTGCTTAATTATGGCTTACAATTTTACAGCAGCGAGCAGCCAATATTTGAGCGCTCTAGACACAGCCTCGCTCGACATTACTGGAGCAATCACGCTGGCGGCATGGGTCAAAAGCAGCGGCAGCTACGGAACGCGCGGAATTGTCTCTAAATTTGAAACAGCAACAAACAACCGAAGCTATGCGCTCTACATAAATGCCAGCGGGCAACTTGTAGCTGCGTTTTCTCCATCTGGAACTTCTGCGAATGTCCGATCCGACACTGGATCGACAATTCTTGGCACAAATTGGCGTCATGTTGCGGTGACGTTTGTTGCCTCAACTTCCGTTACGCTCTATGTGGGCGGAGTCGCTGAAAGCGCGACAAACAATGGCTCACTTATTCCATCATCTATTTATAGCGGTGCAGCGAGTCTTTGGGTTGGCAGTGTTTCAAATACAACTTTGACTTGGGACGGTCTAATCGCAGAAGCCTCCATCTACAACGCAGCCCTCACCGCCGCCGAAATCGCCTCCCTCGCAAAGGGCATGACCTGCGACAAAATCCGACCTCAGAATCTCGTTTTCTACGCTCCGCTCGTCCGCGATCTGATCGACCAAAAAGGCGGTTTGACCATCACAAACAACAACGCCGCCACCGTGGCCAACCATCCCCGAGTCTATGCTTAATAACTACAACCTCACCACCAACGAACTCGTCAACCTCGCGCCGGAAACCCTCGCCGCATGGGCCGCGAACGGTAACCCCAAAGCAAACGACTACGCCCCGCTCCCACCCAAGCCCACCGAAGACGCCACATGGGGCAACGGCCAATGGATCACGCCCTCCGCGTCCACCTACACCGCCGAGGAGTGGACCGCCGAGCAAGGCTACGGTGGCAACCGCAGCACGACTTTGCTCTATCAAAAGCTCCGCCTCGATGCCGCCGCGAAATCCTCGCCCAAGCTCGCCGCCGTCCAAGGCTGGCTCGACTCGATGATCGCCAGCGGACTCGCCCCCGCCGCAAGCAACTGGCCCGCCGCCCCGCACAGCTTCGAGGACACGCTCACCGAAACGCTCACCATCCTAAACTCCTAAAATTATGGCCAACGAACTCAACATCGCACTGCCCACCAGCGGCCTCACCGTCACCGCCCAGCCCTACCAATCCGGCTCCGCCGTCGGCTCCGCCATCTCGCTCACCGAAGTCGGTAGCTCCGGATTCTACAGCGGCACCATGACCGGCAGCGCCGGAACCTACCAACTCGCATTCCGCAGCGCCGGTGCCAATGTCGGCAGCGGCAGCATTGTCTGGTCTGGAAGCGCCGAAGTCCCCGCCAGCACCTTCAACCCCTCCACCGACACCGTGGCCAATGTCACCCTCTGCGCCACCACGACAACCCTCACCAACGCGCCAACCGTTCCCACGGCCTCGGCGATAGCCAGCCAGGTGAGAACGGAGCTGACAACCGAACTCGGGCGCTTGGATGCCAGCGTGTCCTCGCGTTTGGCCAATGCCGACTATGTGGCCCCCAGCGCCGCGCCGACCGTCACAGCAATCCGCCAGGAGATGGATGCGAACTCGACCAAGCTCGCCAATCTCGACGCCAGCGTTTCGAGCCGCCTCGCCACTTCCGGCTACACTGCCCCCACCTCAGCCCCAACCGTGGCAGACATCCGCACCGAGCTGGCCGTGGAGTTGGGTCGCCTGGATGCCTCCGTTTCCTCGCGTTTGGCCGGTTCGTCCTATACAGCCCCAACAACTCCTCCGACTGCTGCCGAGATCACGACCGCCGTCTGGGCCGCCGCCGACAAAACCGGCTACAGCCTAACGAGCGCCGAGCGCACCGCCATCGCGGCCGCCGTCGAAGGATCGCTCCTTAACGAAGCTGACGGCCAAGCCGTCCTCAACGCCCTCGTCAGCGCCATCGGCAACACGAACCTCTCGGAAGTCTCACTCGTCGCCGCCGTCCGCGCCGACCTCGAGCGCACCGGAGGCAAACTGGACAACATCCCGACCACAGCCGCGCCAAGCGCCTCGGCAGTGGCCAGCGCCACACGCACGGAGCTATCCACTGAGCTTTCGAGAATCGACCAAAGCATCAGCAGCCGCCTCGCCTCGGCAGACTACACGGCCCCGACAGCCGCCCCAACCGCCGCGCAAAACGCCAGCGCCGTTCGCACGGAACTCAGCACCGAACTCGCCCGCATCGATGCGCCGATCTCCGGAGCCACCGCGCCAAGCGCCGCCACCGTGGCCTCGGCCGTCCGCACCGAACTCAGCACCGAGCTGGGCCGAGTGGATGCCGCAGTCAGCACCCGCCTCTCGAGCAGCGCCGCGACCGACCTCGCCGCCGTGAAAGCGAAGACGGATCTCTTGAACACAGACCGACTAGCCAATGTGGCGACCACGAACATCGTCGGCACCCTCCTCGCCCAGGCGAACAGCTAATGAGCACAGAAGTTGTCCGAAACAGACCAGGGTTAAAAATGAGCGTCGGCGAGTTCATCGCCGCGCTCGCCCTGGTGGCAACCGTCTTCAGCGCCTCTCAAGCCTGGTGGATTCTTCCCGAAAAAGTCTCCCGCGTGGAGGTGGAGAACGAAAAGCAGGAGCAGCGCCTTCAAAAAATCGAAGCCACCGCCGCCGACCGCGCCGAGACTTTGGCCCGCATCGACGAGCGCACCAAGCGCATCGAGCAAATCCTCGCCAATCGCCCGTGACCCTTTGACATGCGGAGAAGGGAGATGAAAGCACTCCTCTACATCCTCGACCGGCTTGCGGAAAACTCCACATGGCGCGGCCTTATTTTGGTTGGCACCGCTATCGGCCTCAAGGTCGAGCCCGAGCATCAGGAAGCCATCGTGGCCGCCGGGCTTTCGCTGGTCGGCGTCATCAACATTTTCCGAAAAGGAAAATGAATCCGAAGCAAGTCGCCGCCGTGCTGATGATCCTCGGCTGGCTGTTCTTGGCTCTCGCCTTCCTGACCTCCTGCGTGGCCGTCCCCATGCCTCCCTTCGGTGACCGCGTCGGCGAAGCAGGCACGCTCCACATCCGCACCAGCATCCGCTACGAGCCACGTCTCAGCGAAGGCGAAGCCGCCAACCGCGACCTCTGGCACGCCTTCGGGCAGTTCCAGCAAACCCTCCCAGC